GGGCGCGCGCCGTAAACGAAACGGCGCGGTCGGCATGAACAACGAGACGCCGGTGGCCGAGGTCCAATACGACGTGACCTGCAGGTACGGCGCCGAGTTCGGCCCTATCATCACGGACGACCTCGAGAAAATGGTCGTGACGGTCATCCCGCTCGGGTTCGACCCGACACAAACGCAGCCGGTGATCGTCGAATACGACTTTCCGCAGACCGGCTGAGCTTTCGCTTTCCAAACCAAGCCAAGAGGAGAAACGACGATGGTCGACAGACCGCGCGCGCCAACGTCTGGCGCGCCATCGCCCGATCCGCGCACCACGCGCAATGTCTGGAAAAAGGAGCGCTGGGCCGCGATCAAGGCGGCGATGGCGGTGCCGCGCGTGCGCGTGACGCCGGCCACGGAGGCCATCCGCCGCGTGCTCAAGCATCCGGCCGGAATGCCGTTCCGCGAGACCGGCTCGGTCGAGTGGCCGTTCGACAGCTTCACCCAAAAACGCATCAGGGACGGCTCCGTCACTGCCGAGCCCGTCGAAACGCCGGCCCAGCACGCCGGCTCTCAGCCAGTGCGGCAGGAGGCATAAATGCCCATCTCGTTTTCCCAAATCCCGGCCGACCTCAAGGTGCCGCTATACTGGGTGGAAGTAGACCCTTCGATGGCCGGCCTTCCGGTGCTCGGACTGCCGGCGCTGCTCGTCGGCACCATGATCGCGACGGAGGGCGACGCCACGCATGACGTGCCGATCGCCGTCGGCTCGCAGGCGCAGGCGGACGCGCACTTCGGACAGGGCTCCGAGTTGAGCCGCTGCTTTCGTGCTTATTTCGCGAACAACTTCGCCAACCAGGTCTATGGCTTGCCGGTCGCCGAGCCGACGGCGGGGACGGCCTCGACGGCGACAATCGCGATCACCACCCCGCCGACCGACGCGGGCGTGATCAGCCTCTACATCGGCGGTGAGCTGGTCGCCGTGCCCATCGCGCCTTCCGACACGGCCACGGACATCGCGGCGGCGATCGCGGGCGCGATAAACGCCTTGGACGATCTGCCGGTCACCGCGGTGGCGACGACCGGCAGCGTCGCGCTGACGTGCCGTTGGAAGGGCGCCTCCGGCAACGACATCTCCGTCATGCTGAACTATTACGGGCCCATCGGCGGCGAGCGCACGCCGCCCGGGCTCGTCATGACGATGCCGGTGACCGGGATGATGACCGGCGGCGTCGGCGTACCGACCTTCACCAACGCCATCAGCAACCTCGGCGACCAGAATTACGAATACGTGTCGCTGCCCTATAGCGACTCCGCGTCGCTGCTCGCGTGGGAGACCGAATACGGGTTTTCCGACACGGGCCGGTGGGGCTGGATGCGCCAGCAGTATGGCCACATCTTCTCGGCCAAGCGCGATACTTATGCGAATCTGGTCACATGGGGGCAGACCAGGAATAGCGGCGTGACCTCGGTCATGGGGGTCGAGCCGCTGAGCCCGTCACCGATCTACGAATGGTCGGCGGCCTACGTCGCCAAGGCGCAGCGGGCGCTCGTCAACGATCCGGCGCGGCCGCTGCAGACCCTGACGCTCAACCAGATCAAGCTCGCGCCGCTCAACGTCCAAGGCGCGCGCTTCGATACGTTGGAGCGCCAAGGCCTCGCGAACAGCGGCATCGCAACCCAGCAGCCGGGCTCCGACAACCAGCCGATGATCGCCCGCGAGACGACGACCTATCAGCTCAACCTCTACGGCACGCCGGACACCGCCTACGAGCTGGTAACAACGCTCGCGACGCTGGCGCGCCTGATCCGAAATCAGAAGCAGGCGATCACGTCGAAATTCCCGCGCTGCAAGCTCGCCGATGACGGGACGCGGTTCGGGCCCGGCCAGGCGATCGTCACCCCATCGGTCGTGAAGGCCGAGATCATCGCTGAGTATGCGCTAGACCAATACAACGGCCTCACAGAGAACACGCAGGCATTCATCGACAACCTGCAAGTCGAGCGAGACACCAGCGACCCGAACCGGCTCAACGTGCTCTATCCCCCGGACCTCATCAACCAGCTGCGCGTGTTCGCAGTGCTCGCGCAGTTCCGCCTGCAATACAACGCGCTGATCGATCCGACGATCGGCGCGAACGTCGGTCAGAACGGCATCATCGTGCCGGGCATGATCGCTGCGTAATCCCCGCAAAAATTAGGAGGAGAAAATGGCGCAGCGCATCGCTGGCATCGCCTTTCTTAAGATTGACGGCAACCAAATGAAGCTCCGCGGCAACTTCACGGTGTCGCCGAGCCCGGTCGAGCGAACAATGCTCGCCGGCCAAGACGGCATCCACGGCTACCAGGAGCTGCCGCGCATTCCATATATTGAAGGCGATCTCAGCACCGATCCCGCCTTCAACGTCAGCGATCTGTTCAGCCAGGTCAACGTGACTGTCACTGCGCAGCTCGGCAACGGGCGGCAATATCAACTCACGCAGGCGACGTGCAAAGATGCGATCGAGATCAACACGAGGGACGGCCAATTCCGCGTCCGGTGGGAAGGCATGGCTTGCTTCGAAACGCAGTGGGCGGATGCCTCGCAGCCGCTCCCGGCCCAATAAGCGGAGGCGCCGCATGAACGAAGCCATCCGCGAGGTCCCCGCCGGCGCCGAGCCGGTCGAGATGCGCACGCTGCCACTGGAGTGGCCGATCACTGTTCGGCTGCGGCGGCCGATCCTTGGCAATAACCGGGAGGAGCTGCAGGAGCTGACGTTCCGCGAGCCGACCGGGCGCGACATCGTCCGCTATGGCAATCCGGTGCGAATCGACAGCAGCGGCGAGATACAGGTCGACGAGAAGAAAATGCTGGCAATGATGGCGCAGCTCTCCGGGGTGCTGCCGCCGATGCTAGAGGCGATGAGCCCGGTCGACTGGAACTCCTGCGCCTACCGCCTGCGCATTTTTTTTCTGCCGGACCCCGCGTCCTGGTAGGCGTGGACGAGGACCTGGTCCTCGATAGCTATCGCCTCGCCCATTATTACCACTGCGATCCCCGTATTTTCCTTGACATGCCGCTGAGCGAGATGACGGCGCACATGCGTCACACCATCCGCGTGGCTGAGCTGGAGCGCGAGGCGCTCGAGCGCGAGAAGCGTGATGCCTGAAGACCAAGAATTGCAACTGATCGTGCGGCTGGTCGACCAGGCGACGCCCGGCCTGCGCCAGTTGCGCGCCGAGCTGGCGCAGATGGGCGATGCCAGCGGCGATAAGCTCAAGAACCTCGTCGACCTGCTGGAGCAACGCCACCGGAAGATCGGTGAGCACACGAAAGGGCTCACAGCCGAGGTCAATGCCGCGGTTCGCGAGCTGGGCCGGTTCGCGTCGGCGGTGACGGGCCTGCCGCTCGGAGAATTTGGCCGCGCCGTGACCGAGATGGGCGGCGGCATCGGCGGCCTGGCCACCGGACTCGCCGCGCTGCCGGCGGTGATCCGCGAGCTGGGCGAGACGATCAACCAGTTTTCCGACCGGATGCTGGACCTCAAGGAAAACGCCGACCAGGTGGGGCTCAGCGCTCATCAGTTCAAGAACCTTGCCGACCAGATGCACGAGGTCGGGATCGCAGGCTCAGGGGCTGAGAGAGCCGTCAGCAATTTCGTCAAGACGATCACCGCTGCCAATCTGCCGGGCACGCCGCAGATGCACCGGCTGATTCAAGCGACGGCCGACCCTGGTCAAATGCGAGCCCAGGCGAAGGCTATACAGGACTTGATCAGCCAGGGAAGACCGGCCGCCGCGATGGAGTCTGCCGTGGCCGACGTCGAAGCGATCCGCCAGACAATGCTCCGGCGGGGCCCGAAGGCGAGCGCAGAACAATGGGCAGATGTGGCGGCGCAGGCATTGGGCGTGCCGGATTGGCGCAAAATTCAAGAGCGCGTGGCGAGGGGGGAACACATTCAAGAACTCACGCCAGAAAAGGAGAAGGGATACGACGAGATCGATCGTCAGATCGAATTGGCCCAGAAACAAACGGAAGCGAATGCAAGATTACACAAGGAACTGGAGGAGGCGAACAACAAGCTGATCGCCGCGATCCTTCCGCAGTTCATCGAGTTCGAAAAGCAGTTAACCAAATTCATAGAAGAAAACCCTCTCCACGCGCTCGCCGTCGAGGCCGGGCTGCTGGTCGGCACATTTTATGCTCTCAGATTTGCGATTGCTGCGCTCGGCCTCGGAGGCGCGGCCGCTGCTGGTGCAAGAACCGCCGGGGCTGCGGGAATGCTCGGTGCAGCCGGCAAACTCCCGTGGTGGGTTTATCCGCTTATGCTCGGCGGCGATGTTCCGGACGAATTGAAGTGGGGGAAGTTCGCGGCCGCCAAGCCTGAAGATACGCGCGCGCAAGAACAGATCAAACAATGGAAAGAGGAACGGGAGAAGCTGCAAGCTGAAAAAGAACCGGAGGGCTGGTTTCATTTTGGCCAAAGCCGCGCGGATAGGATCGAAGAATTAAACAAACGCATTGAGGCTTGGGAGAAGGGCACGCTTCAAGGGCCGCCGACCGGCGAAATGCCGGGGGCACAGCTCGCGCCCTGGCCTGGAACAGAGGAGAAGCCGCATATCGCCGCGCCGCTCGGCGGATCGCCGCCGGCCGCCGGCCCCGGCGTGCACATGCTCGACGAGGCGCCGTTCAAGACGGATGCACAGAGGCGGCGCGAGGAGTTCCAGGGCAAAGCAGTACGGCTCGCGGGCGGCGGCGATTGGGACACGTCCCATTATGCCGCGTGGGCGGACATGATGGGCGGCCCGATGTCGACCAACATCGAGGACCGCCGCGGCGAGGCCGACGAGCGCAATAAGCTTCTGTTCGACAACACCGAGCAGCTCCGGCGGCTCAATGATTGGCTGCAGGGCGTGACGGGCGGTCCGGGGCGTGCGGCTCTGCCGGGCGGCTTTGGAGGCGGCGGTTTTGGAGGAGGCGGCGGTGGCCTGCTGGTCCCGGGCAGCGGCGGCCCTGGTCCGCGCGCTCCTGGCGGCGGAGGCGGCGGCGGCCTTGGTTTGCCGCAAGTCAATCCACCGGCCGGCAGCGAGTGGCTGGCAGACAAATGGTCGGGCAACCTGCAACAGCAACGGGCCCGCATCGGCGAGGAGCTAAAAAACCCGGCGGTGGCTCAGTTGCTCGCGGCCTCCACCGAGGCCGAAGTCGGTGGTCAAGGTCCCCAGGCGAAGCAAGCTTATATCGAGTCGGTGATGAACCGCGCGATCTCGCGCGGCAAGACGTTGGCGCAGACGCTCAACGATCCGCACTATTATCCGCCGTCGACGATGAACAAGCTCGGCCGGACCAACGCGCCGAACATCGACGCGTTCACGCGGCAAGCGCTCGCCGGCTCCAACGTCAGCGGTTTCGCGACTGGCAATGAAAGCGGCGGCGTCCACTCCGGCGGCGCGCCGGTCAGTTTCAATCCAGGCAGTGGCGAGCGGTTCGTTCAGGAAAACGCCGACCGGGCTTGGGTGCGATCTCAGCTCGGGCGCAACGATACGAGAACGGGCGCGCAAGGTTTTGATATCAACGCGGCCGTGCAGGCGCAGGCTCGCAAGGAAGGCCGCAGCGCGGCCACGGTCAACGCTCTCAAGGGCATAGATTACAACGCGGCGGTCAATCAGGCGCAACAGATCGCGGCCGGTGCCACGTCTAATTTGCAGGGCTGGGAAGGCGTCGATGTCAATAAGCTCGTTGTGGAACAGGCTCGCAAGGAAGGGCGCGACGAGGAAACCATAAAGGCGCTCCAAGGCGTCGATTACAACGCGGCCATCAGACAGGCGCATGGGATCGCGAGTGGGTCCGCAACGCGATTGGCGAACGTCGGCGCGGTCGGCGGTCAAGCGCCCGGTCGGCCGTCCGGTCCCGCGGGCGATCCTACGGTGCCGGGCGACATCCTCGCGCGAGCGCGGCAGGTCGCATTCACCGGCGGCCCCGGCGCGGTCGAAGCGTTCATGCGGCAGCAAGGATATCCCAAGGCCGGGAATTGGTGCGGCGAGTTCGCTGCGAGCGTCGTCAAGAGCGCGGGCTACACGCCGCCCAAGGGCGCAGCGGTCGCTTCGAACTGGCGCAATTGGGGCACGTTTGATCCGACCCCGCATGTGGGCGACATCGCGGTCGCCAACCGCGGCGTGGCGACCGGCGCAACCGGGAGCCATGTGACGGTCGTGTCGGCCGTCAATCCAGGCGGTACCTTCACCGGCCTCGGAGGCAATCAACGCGCCGGCTTCGAAAGCCAGTTTGCGACCGGCGGCTACACGTTTCGCCGCCCGGGCGAAGGCGGCGGCCCCGACACCGGGTTCGATCCTGGCGCTGGCGGGGGCGGTGGTTTCGGCGGCGGCGGAGGCGGAGGCCTTCCCGGCCCGGGCGGATTTGGCGGCCTCCCTGGGCCGCTCGGCGGCCTTCTCGGTGGCCTGCTTCACC